TCTACGAATGGCCGGCAGACGATGACTTGTGGGGGCAGTACGCCGAGATGCGGAGGCAGGGTCAGCGTAGCGGCGAAGGGACAACGACTGCGGATGACTTTTACCGCGAGCGGCAGTCGGAGATGGATGCCGGTTCTCGAGTTGCGTGGCCGGAACGAAAACACACTGACGAACTTACGGCTATTCAGCACGCATGGAATCTCCGCATTGACCGTGGAGAGGCGGCGTTCTTTGCGGAGTATCAGAACCAGCCGCTCGCGGATGACATCGCCAGCGAGAAGCTAGACCGCAAGGCGTTGGCGGCGAAGACGCTGCCGCTGGCCCGTGGCATCGTGCCGGTCGGACACAACACGCTCACAGCGTTCGTGGACGTGCAGGAGAAGTTGCTTTACTGGCTCGTCGCGTCGTGGGGCGAATCTTTCGGCGGTCACGTCGTGGCCTACGGCACCTACCCAGACCAAGCCGCCAGCGTGTTCGAGGCGTCATCGGCCAAGAAGACGCTGGCGAACGTCAGCAAGCAGGGATTTGAGGCGGCGCTGCGGGCTGGACTTGACAAGACCGTTGAACTGCTCCTCGGGCGTGATTGGAAGCGCGAGGACGGTGCAGCCGTGCGGATTGACCGTCTGATGGTCGATGCCAACTGGGGCAGATCCACGACGACGGTGCGGACGTTCTGTCGGCAGTCAGCGTTTGCGTCAACGATCTACCCGTCACACGGCAAGGGCATCGGTGCGTCATCGGCACCGCTTGCAGAGAAAGGTGCTCGCGGCGACAGGCTCGGGCTGAACTGGCGAATCGGTCAAATCTCAGCCGGTCAGCGGTCTGTTACGTATGACACGAACTACTGGAAATCGTTTATCGCGGCCCGTCTACGCATGGGCATAGGAGCACCGGAAACGATCACGCTGCACCAGGGCGACCACGAGTTGCTCCTGCAACACCTCACCAGCGAGTTCCCGGTGAGAACCGAGGCACGTGGGAGAGTGGTGGACGAGTGGAAATCTGCCGGCAGGGAAAACCACTGGCTAGACGGTCTGGTTGGGTCTGCGGTGGCGGCGTCGATTGCTGGCGTGCAACCAACGGCGACAGAGGCGGGGGGACGACAGCGGAAGAAGGTGACAATCCCAACCGGCGAAGGCGGCAAGAAGGTCATCACGATAAAGCGGCTGCGATGAATCAGATTACGCTCACCACGGTTGACGGCCTAGACCCTCGGGACATGCTGGCGATTCGCTCTAGGCTCACGAAGCCAGATAGCGAGTTCCAGATTGAAGTTTCACACGTTCTTGAGGGCGAGTCGTCAAGCTGCACGCCGATCGCAGTCTGGCATCGTGACGGCGCTATGGTGGGCTGGGCGTGCTCGCATGCGTGGCGTGCCATGCAGACGCTCGAGCAGTTCGTTGACGACCGATACCGCAACACCGGCAAGGCAACGGCGTTGACTGCGTTTGTGCTGTCTGCTGGCGTCATTGACGCACGAAAGCCCCTTGCGGTGTTCTCGCCATTCACGGCAGACATTGCCCGCAAGTTGGGCTGTGCCGAAGTCGTTCTCTTTGAACGACGCGGCGAGGAATGGGCAGAAGTCTGACGGCATACCCGGTCTGATTGCTGCGTTCTTTCCCGTAGCGTTGCTCGCATGAGCGACGAACTGCGCCAGAAAATTGAGCAGAACGCATCCGGCCCGCGACACGTTCGCACCGACGCCGGCGAAGTTGAGGCCCACGACCTGCGTTGGCAGATCGAGGCCGACAAGTATTTGTCTGCCAAGCGAGCCGTTGAGCACAAATCTCGCGGCCTGCGGTTCAACAAACTCTTGCCGCCGAGCACCTACTGATGGGGTTGTTTTCAAACTGGTTCGGGCGACCGCAACCGACTCGGCAAGCGCCGACGCCGGCTAGGGTCATCCGCGCCCGGTTTGACGCAGCCGAGAGCCAGGACGACCGTCGCCACTGGGCGAACGCTGATTGGTTCAGCATGGACGGTGCGTTGACGCCGGTCATTCGGCGGACGCTCCGCAACCGTGCCCGCTACGAACGCAACAACAATTCCTACCTCGCTGGCATCTGCGAGACGCTTGCCACGGATCTGGTCGGAACCGGACCGCGTCTGCAACTCAACACGGGCAACCAAGAGGCAGACCGGCAGATTGAGCGGCTGTTCTTCGATTGGTCGTGGCACGTCAACTTGGCTGAGAAGTTGCGAACGATGCGTCAGTCGAAGCTCATCGACGGCGAATCGTTTGCGATGTTCTTCACCAACCCGATGCTTGAAGGCGTGCAACTCGACATCCGGCTGATCGAAGCCGAAATGGTTGCCACGCCGGTCGGGCTGTACATCCCAGACACGACGCCGGAAGGCAGCATTGTTGACGGTCTTGAGTTTGACGAAGTTGGCAACGTCATCGCTTACAAGGTGCTCAAGTACCATCCCGGTAGCAACTGGCAGGTCAGCAACTTTCAGTTCAACCGCATCCCGGCGAACCTCATCGTTCACTGGTTCTCGCGGCAGCGACCGGCACAGCATCGCGGCGTCTCGGAAATAGCACCGTCTATCCGGCTGTTTGCCCAGCTTCGGCGATACACCGATGCGGTGATTGCGGCGGCTGAGACTGCGGCTGACTTCGCAGCGTTCCTGCATAGCAACTCGCCAGCCGCCGAAGTGGACGACGTCGATGCGTTCGCCGAGATGCCCATTGAGAAGCGGACGATGGTCACGCTGCCCGAGGGATGGAACGTCTCGCAGCTGAAAGCAGAGCAGCCGACCAGCACCTACGCGATGTTTAAGCGTGAGATTCTGAACGAGATCGCTCGCTGCATGCAGATTCCGTACAACGTCGCAGCCTTGGATTCGTCGTCCTACAACTACGCATCGGGCCGCATGGATCATCAAGTCTATGCGAGCAATCAGCGTGTCCTGCGTGATGAGCTAGAGCGGCAGATGCTCGACCGCACGCTTCGCATGTGGCTTGACGAAGCCGTGCCGCTCGGCCTGGTGCCGCGTGGCCTGCCTCCCATCAGCGAATGGGAATGGGCTTGGGTGTGGGACGGCAAAGAACACGTTGATCCGTCCAAGGAAGCCAACGCAGCGGAAACCCGTCTGCGGACGCACACGACCACTCTGGCTCACGAGTACGCCAAGCAGGGCAAGAACTGGGAAAACGAACTGCGTCAGCGTGCCGCCGAGGTTGCGCTGATGAAAGAACTCGGTTTGTTCATCGACCTTGAGCCGGATGGCAACTACGGCGCAGCAACACCGGAGGAGGCCGACCAGGCCGCAAACGCATGAACAAGATTGCTCTTGAGATGCCGGTGCAGTTTGTCGCCGCCGAGGCTGGCGACGGCATGGCATCGACCAAGAAGTTCAGCATTGAGGCTTACACCGGCGCTGCTATCCGGCAGGGCTGGTCTAACGAGCCAATTGTGATTGACTTGGAAGGCATGAAGTATCGCCAGCGTATTCCCGTGGTCATGGGCCACGACTACACGCTTGGCTCGATTCTGGGACAGGCGACTAGCGTGCGTGCCGAAGGCGGTCGCCTCTATGTCGAAGGCGAGATTCTCGCTGACTCGGACATTGCCCGGCAGGTGACTGCACTGGCTGAGAAGGGGTTCGCGTGGCAGGCGTCAGTTGGTGCCGACGTGATGCGGCACCAGAAGGTAGCCGCCGGCGAATCCGTAACCGTCAACGGACAGACCTTCAACGGTCCGGTCCGAATCGTTAAGGCTTCGAGGTTGCGCGAAGTCTCCTTTGTGACCCTTGGTGCAGATGACGCAACGTCTGCTCGCATCGCTGCCGAAGAGGCAGAGGAGCTATCTATGGCGGACAACGCCACCCAGACGCCCGCAGAGGAGCCGATTGTGGCTGCCGCTGTGGAAGCCCCGGCGAGTGTCGCCGTGGAAGCCACCACTGTCGAAACGACTGAGAGCGACGCGCTCAAGGCGACCATCGACAAGCTCACCAGTGAGGTTGACAACATGAAGAAGGTCATCGCGGCCCGCGAGTCTCGCGGCCCGGCTGTTCACGTCGTCGAAGACATCCGCAGCGAGCGGGTCATCGAGGCGGCTCTGTGCCTCCAGGGTGGTCTGCCCAACGCCGAGAAGGCGTTTGATGACCGGACGCTGGAAGCGGCCCACAAGGCTCGGCGTACCACAAGCATCGGCGAAGTGCTCATCGAGGCGGCTCGTGCCAATGGCTACACCGGCTCGGCTCGGATCTCGGCTGGCAACTGCGAGCCGGTTCTGAAGGCGGCGTTTGCCACGCAGGACATCAGCAACCTGCTGTCCGCCGTGGTCAACAAGTTCCTGCTCAACGGCTTCAACGCCGTCGAGAGCGTCTGGCAGGATGTTTCCGCTGTCCGCAGCGTGAACGACTTCAAGGCGATCAACCTGTTCCGGCTCAATGGCTCGTTCAAGTTCCAGAAGGTCGGCAACGCCGGCGATCTGAAGCTTGCCCAGGGTTCTGACTACAAGCGGTCGCTGAACGCCGAGACCTACGGCATCAGCACCAGCCTGACCCGTCAGGACATGATCAACGACGACTTGAACGCTCTCTCGCAGATCC